AAATACTTGGCGCGGACCGGATCGGGCATGGCCCAGGTGTCGGTCCCGGAGGAGGAGGCCACAAGGTCGTAGACCTCGTCGAAATAGGGGGCGGCGCTGGCCTTTACCTTGAACTGCTCCTCGGCCCAATCGTGGACCAGGTCGGCGACGATGACCGGGATGGGACGATTGAAGCTGCCTTCCGGCATATCGATGTCCTTACCCAGGCAGTATCTGCAGACCTTGAGTCCCTGCTCGATGGCCCCGCAGTCCAGGCACCAGACCATGTACAGGGGCAGGAGGTCGTGGACCCAACCCGCGCCCATGAGCCGGGAGACGTAGTCCTCGAATTCGGGCAGCAGCTTGTCGCGCTTGTGCGCGATCTTGTCGGTCTTGGACCGCAGCTCCGAGAGCGCCGCCAGGGAGACGGCCAGGGCCGAGTCCAACAGGGCCAGGAATTTGCTCTTGCCCATGGTCCCCTTGCCGCTGGCGACCGCTTCGACCGGGGTTCCGGCCTCGCCTTTCTTGACCCGTTCCTTCCAGCGTTGTGCGATACTCATTGATTTGCTCCTCCAGCGTTTGGTTATGCGAGGGGGCAGTCGCCCGCCCCCTCGTTTAAGTCAGGGGCTATTCCCAGGTGGTGCCGCCGTCGCGGGTGATCTTGACGTTGTCGTCCTTGAATTCCAGGGCGACGAAGGCTTCGGTCGCTTCGACCACGTACCCCTCGTTGAAGGAGTTGTAGTCCTCGACCTGGTCGCGTTCGGGGTTGTCCTTGAGGTGACGCCTCCAGCTCCCGCGCTGAACGTAGATGGACAGGTTGGACAGGGAGGTGACCACAAGCCCGCGCGGAGGGAAATTGGACGGGGTCATCCATGGCAGTCCGCCGATGAGCGTCATGGCGGACTTGGCCAGGACCTTGTTCTGCGGGTCCATGCCGATGGCGGCCATGAGCTGGGCATGCTCCTCGCTGACCAGGTCGTCGCCGACCAGGACGATGAGGTCCTTGCGCAGATGCCGGGGGATGAGCCGCTTCATGTCGGAGACGGCGTGGTCCAGGTTGGTGTAGTCGCCGCCGGTGCCGATCTTGATGACGCCGGACGCCTCCACACCCTCAACGATGATGTTGCCGGGTTCATTCTCGCGCATGTACTGCATCCAGCCCTTGTTCACGTCCTGGAGCAGCGGATAGGTCTCAATGTCGGTGTCGGCGGCAGCGGACTCGCCGTACCAGCCGATCAGCTCGCGGTCGGAGCCGATGCGCTCCCACACCCAACCGGTGTACTTGTCGTTCAGGTCGGGGAAGGCGGACCAGGAGTCCATGGTGTCGTAGGGGAGGGCGACGTCGGCGTTGGTCTTGTTCAGAACGTAGTTCTTGGGGTCCATGCCCAGCACGTTCTTGGGCACGCGGGACGCGCCGCCGGAGGTGTCGGTACGACCGGAGACGGGGCTGGAGGCGTAGCCGAGGATCACCTGGCCGGTCTTGTCGCGGACAACGAGGTAGTTGATCAGGCCGAGAAATTCAGCCTTCTCCACGATCTTGGAGACCAGCTCCTGCTGGATGGCGGGGGTGACGGCGAACTGCTCGTTCACACTGGCCACGCCGTAGCTCTGCCCCATCATGTTGCAGAGCTGGCGGTACATTTCGCGGGTTTTGATTTCCATGTGGAACCTCCTAGAGGACCCGCGCGCCGGAGGCGGGCTGTTCGGTTTCGGGGGCGGGAGTGCCGGGATTGGCCTGCTCGAACCGCTTGGTCAGGTCGTCCACCTTGGCGTTGAACTCGGTCTTGATGGAGTCGAGCTTGTCGCCGAAGGGTTTCATGGCCTCGGCGATGACGGCGGAGAAGTCCTGCTGCCCGCCTTCGGTCGCGGGGGCGGGGTTGACGGTCTTGCCGTCGCCTTCAGTGGAGGGGGGCTGGGCCGCGAACCGGGCTTCCAGCGTATCCAGACGCTGGCCCTGCTCGTCGAACTTGCCCATGAGCGCGTTGAACTGCTGTTCGGTCATGGTGTCCTCTTCGGGTTTAGGGGTCGCCCCCTGCTGGTGAAGATTGATTCCGAGCTTGCCCATGGCCTTGGAAAACCACGTGGGCGGCTCGGCGTCCGACACGTCGCCGTGCAGGTCGTCGAGTTCGACGCCGCACAGGATGATGTTGTCGGGGTTCTGCTTGCGGTGGGCGAAGTGCAGCTCGGTGGTGCCGAGGCTGGCCGGGATGTCGGTGACGCCCAGGCCGGAGAGGTAGCACTTCCCGGACTTTGCGAAATTCGGGGTCAACTCCATGGAGGTGAACAGCTTCTGCTTGTCCTTGTTCCAGGACAGCAGGAACTCGTTCGGCTGGAGCCGGGCGAACAGGCTGACGATGTTGCCGTCCTGCTCGGTTTTGAGTTCGACCACCTTGCCCATGTTTCCGTAGAAGCGGAAATGGTCAATCCAAAGCACGGCGGTATACGTGCTGGGATCATAGGTCTCGGCGGCGTCGAGCAACCATTGCGGTTCGATCTCTCGACCGTCCATGGTCGGACCGGACTGTCCAATCTTTTTCCAATCGGTGGTGAAGGTATCAGGCATGCGCCAAATGTAGTCGCTGCAAAAATAATGATGCAACCGGGAGGGTTCCTATCGCTGTAAAATAGGAATCGGCAAGGGGGCATACTATTGCCCTGTCAATGTATTGATACCGCATGGCGCAATATGCGGAAGAGATAATACAGGCCGCGAAGCGGTTGTACTTGAAGGGTAACAAGGTCGGTGAGATTCACCGCGCGCTCAGTGTACCCAAGAGAACGGTATACCATTGGCGCGACACCGGCAATTGGGATGATGTCCTGGTTGACGAAGAGGCCCTGCATTGCGTGGCCCGCCGCTACACGCTGCTGGTTGAGCGGGACGGGAAAACGCCGGACGAGCTGAAGGAGATGGACCGGCTGCTGGACCACATGGTCCGTTTGCGCGAGATGAAGGTCCGCGAGATGGAGGCCGCCAACGACGAGCGGGACCAGGGTAAGCCGGTCGTGGGCGGGAGGACGCGCCGCCCGAAGAAGAAGCGCGGCAAGATCGTCAAGAACGACGTCTCGCACCTGACCGCCAAGGACTTCGAGGAGAAGTTCCACTCAACCTATTACGAGTATCAGCATGAGCTGCGCCGGGCGAAGAAGACGTACCGGACCCGGAACATCCTCAAGAGCCGCCAGATAGGTGCCACCTGGTACTTCGCACAGGAGGCGTTCGAGGACGCCACCCTGACCGGCGACAACCAGATATTCCTCTCGGCCACCCGGAGGCAGTCGGATGTGTTCCGGGCCTACATCGTGGCCCTGGCAAAGGAGAAGTTCGACATCGAGCTGAAGGGCAAGGACGAGATTGTCCTGAACACCGCCCACGGCACGGCAACGCTCTATTTCCTGTCGAACAATTCCAAGTCCGCGCAGTCCTACCACGGCCACGTCTACATCGACGAGTATTTCTGGATCACCAAATTCAACGAGCTGTTCAAGGTCGCCACCGGCATGGCCGCGCACAAGAAGTGGAGACGGACATTCTTCTCCACGCCCTCGGCGGTCACCCATCAGGCGTATGACCTGTGGACCGGGGACAGGTTCAACAAACGGTGGAAGCGCAAGTCCAAGCGGGTGGAGTTCCCCTCTTTCGAGGAGTGCCGGGCCGGGGCCGTCGGACCGGACAGGACATGGCGCAAGGTCATCACCCTGCTCGACGCCGAGAAGGGCGGCTGCGATCTGTTCGACATCGACGAGCTGCGCCTGGAATACTCCGAGGACGAGTTCAAGAACCTGTTCATGTGCGAGTTCGTGGACGACCTGCAGGCCGTCTTCCGGCTCCGGGACCTGGAGGCGTGTTACGGCGATCTGGACGAATGGACGGATTTTGCTCCGAACGCGGACCGGCCCTTCGGCAACATGCCGGTGTGGGGCGGATACGATCCGAGCCGCCACCGCGACGACGCCTCCTTCGTCATCCTCGCGCCGCCTCTGAAGGCGGACGTTGGGCGGTTCCGCATCCTGGCCCGGTACAAGTGGGTGGACAAGTCCTTCACCTGGCAGGCCGAACGGATCAAGGAACTGACCGAGAAATACAATTTCGCGCACATCGGCGTGGATACCACCGGCCCCGGCATGGGCGTCTTCGACATCGTCAAGGCGTTCTTCCCGTCGGTCATGCCCATCCACTATTCGGTCCAGGCCAAGACCGCGTTGGTCCTCAAGGCCAAGGACGTGATCGAGACTGGGCGTATCGAGTGGGACGCCAGCCTCAACGACATCGCCCACGCCTTCCTGACCATCCGCCAGGGCACCACCGGCAACGGGACCATGACCTATTCCGCCGGGCGCACCGACGCCACCGGCCACGCGGACGTGGCCTGGGCCATCATGCACGCCCTGTCCAACGAACCCCTGAACGTCAAGCATCGGCAAAAAGTCATCATCGCATAAGGAGCCATCATGAGCGAATCCCTCGTTTTTTCCTTCGGAGACCCGGAGCCGGTACTGGCCGGTGCCATCTACGACAGCCTGGGCGTGTGGCTGCTGGACAACGGCAGATACTACGAGACGCCGGTTCCGTTCGTGGGGCTGGCCCGGCTGCTCCGCGCCAACGCCTACCACGGGCCGACCATCGAATTCAAAACCATGCAGGTGATGCGCGGCTATCAGGCGTCCAGCGCCGTGCCCAGGCGCTCCATGCACGCCGCAGCCTACGACTATTTCGTGTTCGCCAACGCCTATTTCCAGAAGATCAAGAACTGGCTGGGGGAGGTGATCGCGCTGCGCCATCTCCCGGCCATCAACATGCGGCGGAAGAAGGCCCCCGACGCCTACTGCATGCTGCAGATTCACGGCGAGCTGGTCGAGTTCGAGAAGGGCGAGGTCCTGCATATCAAGAACTACGACGTCGGCCAGGAGATATACGGGCTGCCCGGCTACCTGGGCGCGATTCAGTCCATGCTCCTCAACGAGGACGCCACGCTGTTCCGGCGCAAGTATTACCGCAACGGCGCGCACATGGGCTACGTGTTCTTCACCAGCGGCGACATGGACAAGGAGTACCAGGACATCCTGAAGGAGAAGATCAAGTCCACCAAGGGCGTGGGCAACTTCCGGTCCCTGTACGTCCATATCCCCAACGGGCAGAAAGACTCTATCCAGATTCTGCCGGTGGGCGACTTCTCCACGCGCGACGAGCTGGAGAAAATCAAGAACCTGTCCCGCGACGACATCATCGCGGCCCACCGCATCCAGCCCGCGCTGGCCTGCCTCATCCCGCAGAACCAGGGCGGCTTCGGCGACATCACCAAGATCAACGAAATCTATCAGGAGAATGAGATTCACCCGGTCCAGGACACCCTGGCCGAGGAGGTCAACGAGGTGCTGCGGCACGTTGACCGCATCGGGTTTGACCGTAAAACCGGAAATCAGGCAGAGTGATGAATCAACGAGGAAAACACCATGGCCTTCCGAGTATACTGTCCCATCTGCAAGCGGGTTGCCCGCATCGAATCGTCCAACGCGATGAACAAGCAGCTCAAGCAGGCGTATTGCTCATGTTCCAATCCGGAGTGCGGGCACACCTTCGTCATGAACGTGGAGTTCTCCCACACCCTGAGTCCGTCGGCCCTGTCCCTCACCCCCGAATTGCGCGACAGAATGCGGCGGACCGCCCCCATGGAGCAGGGGACGTTGTTCTCCGAGCAGGCGGGCGGCTGACGCCGGGCCGAGGTCTCGACGCGGCAGCGCCCCAGCCGGGTTAAACGGATTACCCGGACTGACGAAAAAGCCCCGGTCCTGGACCGGGGCTTCGTTTATCCAACTTTGCGGAAAAGCAGCAGTGGGGTGACTCCGATGGCAGTTTCGGGGCAGCCGACCAATTCCCTTATCCCTGCCGATGCCTGGGATAGGCCTTCGGCCATTTCATTCGCGGCAAAAGCATTTGGGGGTAGGGCGTCCTCGTCGTGGAGTTGGTCAACGATGCCGAGCATGGACCATTTGCCGGTCAGAGTGAGACCGTGCATGAGCCCCAATCCAGAGGTGGAGTTGCGCAGCTTTTGCTTGTCAATAACCGCCCACGCCTCCAGTGTCTCCGTGGCTATCACCATCTGCACTTCCCAAGGGAGCATATTGGCCAAGGCTGTCAGTACTGCGGCGCCAGTGTTTTGTTCTCGGTCGTGCTCTTTTTGCGCTTGTTTTCTTTTGTTCTTGGGCAAATGAGAAAAGTCGGGGGTACTTGCTCCGGCTATAACGGGAATAAGGTCAACAAATTCTTTTCCCATGCCGTAATCAAGAAAAGAGACCTTTCCTTCCAACACAACAAAATTACCGACATTGAGTGCGTCTTTCTCATCCTTGATGAGGCCGCGTTCATTAAGCCCGCCGAGCACGTCACTGAGTATGATGTCATGCGGGGAAATGTGTTGTGTCTTGGCTTCCGAAACAGCAGTGGAGTTTTCGTGTTTCAGGTTGCCGAACGGATCGCCGCCGACTTGGCCGCCGTTGGTTTTTTGTTCTGCCACGCTGTCGAGGGCTTCCATGGCATTAAGAAGCCCAGAATTGATCTGGGCGTAAAGGGACTGCATCCGGTCCAAGTCAATGTACAGGAAATCATAAAGCGTCATCGGTGTACCGCCTTACGCCCCTGGCAATCTTGCGGGTCACCTTTTCGTGGAGCGCCCGGAATCTTTCAGCCTGTTTGTCCATATCCTTCAGGATTTGTTCGCGGGTCTTCATGTAGCACCCGAACGAATTCATTTTTGGACAACTGTCTGATTTTGTATGCTCTTTATCGGTCATGATCGTCTCCTGATGAGTAATATTCATGACTATTCGTCATGACAGTATAGAACGAAACGCCACTCGGTCAATGAGAAAGCCCCGGTACAAGACCGGGGCTTCGTTGTTTTTCAGGGAATCAATCCAGGGCTATCAGGCAGGCTTCGAGGTCGTCCGCCAGGAGCTGGAGCAGGGAGCCGAGTCCCTTGCCGCCGAGCTGGTCGGCCAGGAAGCGCAGGGACTGTTGCACCAGGGAGAGTCTGTTCAGGGCCTGCTCCTTGGTCATGGCCTGACCTCCCGCGCTTCCAGTTCTTCGGCTACGCCGAACAGCTTGCCGGCCAGGTAGTCCAGGGCCGTGAATTCGTCCGGCACGATCTCGCGCAGCTCGGCCAGGGTGTCCGCAACAGAGCGGATGTCCTCGACAGGTGAAAGGGTGGTCGCTTGTGCCATGAGGCACCTCCTGTATTTTTTTTGAATCGGCACCGCAAAATGCAAAATGCCGGGTGGTCAAAACAGCATACAGGACGCTGCGGGCGTATTCCCCCGAAGGGTGTTCTATTCGGCCCCCACCCGGCATGAAGATCAATGCCGTTTGCCCCCTCCGTCGGGCGCAAAAAAACCACTTCTTACGGGTGTGGTAGCCGCCTGTATTGGTGTTTTGAGCACCGTGAAGGCAGTAAGCCACATGAGGCTGGGTTGTGTCAAGAGGGGTCAATCACCTCGATTTCATAGCGCATGAAATTGCCTTCTCCCTGCCCGTAGACCGTGAAGGAATACTTGACTTGGTCTAGGATGCCAAAGGCTGTTTCCCCGTTGTGCTCCTTGGCCCATTTGAACAGAGGCATAAGAATTGAACCGGCTTCCTCCGGTGTTCTGTCTGTTATCGTGGCGGCGGTGGCTGCTAGGGCGACGGTGGAGAAGTGGCTGTTATTCTCTCCCCGGCCTTTTGCCAGGATGGATACCCTCGCCAATCCGGTGGAGTTGTGCTTGAATTGGACGTCCACCGGGGCGGAACCAGTATGGTACCATCCGGGGGCACGTTCACCGCCGGGCGTCAACGGTTCGAGGTGCGCGGCCAAGCCAAACCCTTTCAAAATGTCATTCATTCGTTTAACCATGGATTGTTCGTTGACCGGCAATGTCGAAGAGGAGAGCTTCGGGTAATCCCCCCATTCCGATGGGATGGTTTGGTTCTTGTTTTTGATGGCGGTCTCTACGTTTTGAGAACTGGCGATTGTCGGCCCCCAAGGAAGACGAGAAGAAATCACCCTGGTATATCCGCTCACAGCGTACACGGTTCCGTCCCTGTCAATCCAATAGGGGACATCGCCGCTGACCATGACGGCCAACCCGCCGCACAACCCGGCGGTTTGCCAACTGGTAACATTAAGATATTGGTCAAATGTCTTCTTGATTTGGTCGTATCCGGGCCTGTCTTCACCCCACCATCCACCAAGCAGAAAGATGCCAGCCAACAGTGTAAGGGCGTACTTTCGCATGCGATCCTCCATGTGTGTTGCTCCGCCAAG